AGAAGAAAAACCTCTGGGATCGTTTCGGTCTAGAGGCGGTGCTCAAGCACACCTTATAAAAAGCCGGTGTAACACTTGCCTGTATAAAGAACACAGGGACTGGACCGCCGCCAACCCCGACCGGGTTCGTGAATACAGGGGCAGAGACAGTTGGACACTTTCTAAGCGCTGCGCCAGACGCGGTATAACGCCAGAACAACTGGTAGACGCCTTTGAAAGGCAGGAATGCTCGTGCGCAATATGTCGCGTGCAGCTTGCGCTTTCGGACAGTGCTATCGACCACAACCACGCTACAGGCGAGTTCAGAGGGGTTCTGTGTCGTCAGTGTAACCGCGCGTTAGGGATGTTCAAAGACAGCCCCGTAACGCTTCGCCGCGCGCTAGAGTACTTAGAGCTAAACGGTAGCTACGGGGATGAGGAAAGTGGTTAAAAACTTACGCGCGCCGCAGAAGTCTCTGTCGAAGTGGACCGACGAGGACTGGGGAACTAAGTCGGGCAAGCCCTCCACACAGGGGCCTAAAGCCACGGGTGAGCGCTATCTGCCGAAAGCAGCGCGGCAAGCCCTGACACCTGCGGAGTACAGCGCCACAAGTAAGGCGAAACGCGAAGGCACCAAGGCGGGCAAACAGTTCGTGAAGCAGCCTGCAGCCATAGCTAAAAAGACAGCTAGGGTGTGACCCCATGGCGCGCGTCTCAGATTTACGGCGTGCCCAGCTCAGAGAGTACTACAAAGCGAACCGAGAGCGGGCTCTGGCCCGTGCGCGGAAGTACTACTACACCAAGATAAAGCCCAAGATAGCTCTGGAGACCCCGGAAGAGTCGGCGACCAGAAGGGCCAAGGCTAACGCAGCAGCGAAGAAGAGCGGTTCGCGGCAACGGCGTCGAGTGCTCAGGCCGCTAGAGTACATGCTGCTCCGGGCCCGCAACCGGGCCGCTACCTACGGACGAGAGTTCAGCATCACCGCAGAGGACCTGTATATCCCCGAGGTATGCCCCCTGCTTGGTATCACGATATCCCTAACAGACCCCAACTTAGCCCACCGTCCGTCGATAGACAGAATAGACTCGAACAAAGGCTACATTCCGGGTAATGTCTGGGTCGTAAGTAACAGAGCCAACCGCTTGAAGAGCGACGCTACTGCTGACGAGCTTATCAGGATCGGCTTAGCGCTTAAAGGGCGTACGTCATGACCACTTCCGGCACCAGCACTTTCAACCTAAGTATACTCGACATCATCGAGGAAGCAACGGAGCGCTGCGGGGCTGAAGTGCGCTCGGGTTATGATCTTCGTACGGCGCGCCGCAGTCTTAACCTTATGTTCGCTGAGTGGGCGAATAAGGGGTACAACCTCTGGACTGTCGAGCAAGGCTCCATCCCGCTTACTCAGGGTACGATTACTTATAACCTTCCCGTCGATACTGTGGACCTTGTTGACCAAGTGATCCGGACCCAGACCGGCGCTAACCAGACTGATATCAATATCTCGCGGATCAGCCTCGACACCTACTCCACGATCCCGAACAAGAACACCCAAGGCCGACCTATCCAAGTCTGGATCAACAGGCTGTCGGGCGCTACGGACCCGTCTGGTGTCGTGTACCCCACGATCAATGTGTGGCCTGCGCCGGATCAGAGCAACTACTACACCTTTGTCTACTGGCGGCTGCGCCGCATTCAGGACGGCGGCAACGGCGCTACGACTCAAGATATCCCCTTCCGGTTCCTCCCGGCGCTGGTGGCGGGGCTGGCCTATCACCTCGCGCTAAAAATCCCCGATGCCCTCCCGCGCGTGGAGATGCTGAAGATCATGTACGAAGAGCAGTTCCAGCTGGCGGCGGATGAAGACCGCGAGAAGGCCCCACTGCGCATCTCTCCGCGTATCAGCTACTAGGGGCGCGCGATGCCGAGTAAATTTGCCTTCGGTAAGCGGGCCTTCGGCTTCTGCGATTACTGCGGTTTCCGTTACCCGCTAAAGGCGCTTAAGGCGCTTACGATCAAGACCAAGCCTACGAACATCCTTGTTTGTCCCGGCTGCTGGGTTCCTGACCAGCCACAGTTGCAGATCGGTATGTACCCGATCAACGACCCTCAAGCCCTGCGTAACCCCCGCCCGGACAATACTTTCTGGCAATCAGGGCTTGGCGGGCTGCAGCTTACTACGACGGACTACGGGACTCCCGGTGAAGGCAGTAGAGTGATACAGTGGGGGTGGGCCCCGGTAGGTCTTAACGACCCCTTGGATTTGTCCGGTCTTACGAATACACTGGTTGCTGTAGGCGCGGTCGGGACGGTAACTGTCTCGTAAAGGAGAAACCCCGTGGTCAAGAACGAAAACAAGGTCAAGTCGGTCCCGGTGCCTAACACCTCGGGCTACCCCAACAAGACCGCCAACACCCAGACGCTGCGCACCCGTGGGACCAAGAACACCCAGCGCGGTAACAGCTCCAGCACCAAGATGGGTTAAGGACTCGTGTCCACATACGCGGAACTTTCCAGCGCACTTCAGGCGACGCTAGAGAACGATTTCCCAACGTCTGTGGGCACTGCTCCCTTGACGTCGGCGGAGCAGATCGCGCTGTTCTTCAGGAACGCTGAGCTTCGGATACAGAACGCGGTCCAGCTCCCGGTGTCCCGGAAGACGGGGACTGTTACGACTGTGGCCAACACCTCTACGGTAGCGACACCTGCGGACTGGTTGGCGAGCTACTCCGTCGCCCTGATCACACCCGTGACCCTCGCCTACAACTTCCTGCTCAACAAAGACGTTGAGTACATCCGGGAGGCTTTTCCAGCCGTGCTGTCCACCGGGACGCCGCTGTATTACGCCCTGCAAGACAACGATACTTTTCTCCTCGGCCCTACGCCGGACGCCACCTACACGCTGTCGCTGAACTACTATTATTACCCTGAGTCGATCACGACGGCAGGTACGTCTTGGGTCGGCAATACTTTCCCGAACGTCCTGCTCTACGCCGCTCTGGTAGAGGGCTACACCTTCATGAAGGGCGAAGCCGACGTCGTTGCTCAGTACGAAAAGCTCTACAGTGACGGTCTGGACGAGCTGAAGCAGTTCGCTGAAGGTATGAATAGGCAGGATACTTACCGCACGCAGCAAGTTAGGTATCCGGTGAGGTAGCGATGTCAGCAGCAGGGGTTATTTACTGTGTGACCAACAGCGCGAACGGGAAGCGCTACATAGGGCTTACGCGTTTTACCGCCGAGAAACGGTGGAGGGAGCACGTGGTTAACGCGCGCGCGCGCTCGAACACTCTTCTGTATAAGGCCATACGGAAATACGGTGAGCATGGGTTTGTGGTTAACACGTGCGTATCGGCGCTTACACTGGCGGACCTCCCTGTACTGGAGAAGATGCTCATCGCGGAGTTAGCTCCCGAGTATAACCAGACCTGCGGCGGGGAGGTTACGGCAGGGCGAAAGTACGACGACGCCACGAAAGAACGTATTCGCATTGCTAACACCGGGCAGAAACGATCCGCAGAGACGAAGGCTCGCCTGTCGGAGAATAAAAAACAGTGGATCGCCGAGAACCCGTATCTTCGGGGTTATCTGGTCGCGCAGTTGCGTCACGGGCGGACGCTTGTGGACGAAGAAAAGCGAAAGGCCGCTGCGCGAGCCGCCGTTCTTGGGCGGCCACATTCTGATGAACAGCGGCGTAAGCTGAGCGCCGCGTGTATGGGGCGTAAACACAGCCCGGAGACCATAGCAAAACTACAACACGCGAAGTGCCGCGCGGTCGTGAACTTAGACACGGGGGTTGTTTACCGCGACTCCCGTAGGGCGGCGGAAGCCACAGGTATATCGCGAACCTCCGTGATCCGTATGTGCAGCTTGGAGGTAGACCGGGTGAAGGGTATAGCGTTACGGTACGCCGAGGGTAAACGCCCACCTAAGTACACCCGCAGACCGAGGTTAGCCCCGTCATGTTAGCTCAAGGTCTCGTTTCCAGTTTCAAAGCAGAAGTACTGCTCGGGGTCCACGACTTCCGGGCAACGGGGGGCGATACCTTTAAGATCGCGCTCTACGACTCTACTGCTGATCTCAACGCCAACACGACTGCGTATACCGCCACAGGCGAAGTCACAGGTACTAACTACGTCGCCGGAGGCAGAACTCTTACTAACCTTGGGGTAACGACCGACAGCGCTTCGACGACTTCGGGCGTAGGCTTCACGTCCTTTTCGCCTGTAGTTTTCACCAACGTCACCGTCGTGGCGCGCGGAGCGCTTATCTACAACACAACCCCCTCCGCTACGGGCGCCAACAACGCTACACTGACCAACCCTGCGGTCTGCGTGCTGGACTTTGGTGCAGACAAGGCGGTGACTGCCGCCGCTCTGACGATTACCTTCCCTACAAACACGGCGGACGACGCCATTATCCGGATCGCGTAAATGCAGCTTTCCCCGAACTTCTCGCTCGAAGAGTTTACCAAGTCCCAGACAGGCGCTCGCCTCGGGATCGCCAACACACCTTCGGCGGCTCACCTTGCTAACCTGAAGACCCTCTGCGCAAAAGTGCTGGAGCCGGTACGGGCCCACTACGGTAAGCCGGTTCACATCAACAGCGGCTATCGCGGCCCTGCGCTCAACAAGGCGGTCGGCGGTGCCTCAACGAGCCAGCACTGCGCGGGAGAAGCTGCGGATATCGAAATCCCGGGCGTGGCAAACGGTGCCTTGGCTAAATGGATCGAGGCGAACCTCGAATACGACCAGCTTATCCTCGAGTGCTACAGCGCGGGTGTCCCTAACAGTGGTTGGGTTCATGTGAGCTTCAAAGCAGGCCACAACCGCAAGCAAGAGCTCACCGCAACGGTGGTGGGCGGCAAGATGAAATACGCAGCAGGGCTGCATCTATAGGGGCGGGTCATGGGTAATCATTTGTTCAAACTCTTTGCGGGCAAGGACAACAAGACGCTTGATCTCGGTCGAGTGCTTTGGGCGATGAGCTTTATCTCGTACTTCTCCGCTACGTTCTTCGCGGTGTTCATGCACAACCAAGCGCTGGACTACGCCATGTGGGCCGTGGGGGCGGGCACTCTTCTCGCCGCAGGCGGCGGAGCTCTGGCGCTTAAGTCCGGCACGGAGCCGGACCACAAAGATACCCCCGATGCTTAACTTCCTGCGCCCCTACCTGATCTACATTGTTCTCGCCGGTGCGGTGCTCTCAGCGGGGGCCGGGTACAAGCTCCGCGACATGCAGTGCAAAGCAGACGCAGCCAAGCAGATCGCCAAGGCGGCTGAAGAGCGCCTCAAGCTGCAGGCCGTTATCGACACGAAGTCCGCCCTCTACGAGGCGGAGCGGGATAGGGCCAGCGTAGTTAACACCGAACGACACAACACGATCAGGGAGATTTTCCGCGATGCGCCTGCCGTTAGTCCTGACTGTGCTGCTCCCCCTGAGCTTGGGCGCGTGCTCACACAAAGCGTTCTGGACGCCAACAGTGCCGCGACTGGCACCCAATCTGGCGGCTCCGTGCCCGCCGCTGAACACACCCCCTGACCCCCTGCTGGACCCTGAGCGGGGGCTGTGGGAACAAGACACTATCGCCAAGTACGGCGACTGCGCGAGTAAGCACCGCAATACAGTAGAAGCGTGGCCCAAGCAGGGTAAAGATGGTAAGTAGCCCCAACACGACTCATTTGCCGTAAGGACGCGTTATGGCCAGTACGTACAGCAACCTCAAAATCCAGTTGATGGCGACTGGCGAGAACCTCTCGACTTGGGGGGCTACGACCAACGTAAACCTCGGCACAGCTTTGGAAGAAGCCATTACCGGGACGGCAGACGTGACGTTTGCCAGTGGGAACGTTACCCTTACGTTGACCAACGTAAACACCAGCCAGACGGCTCGGCATCTGCGCCTGAACCTGACGGGCACGACGGGGGGCGCTAGGGACTTGATTGTCCCGGCTATCGAGAAACTCTACCTCGTCAACAACGGCTGCGCCGACGCTATTACGGTCAAGAACGCCTCGGGCACCGGCATCGCCGTCCCGGCGGGCAAGACCATGTGGGTCTTCAACAACGGCACGAACGTCCTCGACGTCGTGACTCACCTTACGTCCCTTACCCTCGGCTCGGCGCTCGCGGTGGCCAGTGGCGGCACGGGGCAGACAACTTACACTAACGGCCAGCTGCTTATCGGTAACACGACGGGCAACACGCTCACCAAAGCCACGCTTACGGCGGGCTCGGGTATCACCGTTACGGGCGGTGCGGGTTCCATTACGATTTCAGCTACGGGTTCCGGCGGCACCGTTACGAGTGTCAACGGCTCGGGCGGTTCTACGGGCCTCACTCTGGCGGGCGGCCCCATTACGGGTTCGGGTACGCTTACGCTTGGGGGTACTCTGGCTGTTGCTAGCGGCGGCACAGGCGTTACGTCCTCGACGGGCACCGGCAACACCGTCCTCTCTACCTCTCCCGTGCTTACCACCCCCAACATCGGCGTGCCCAGCTTTGCTACGCTGACTAACGCCACCGGCCTCCCGCTCACTACGGGTGTATCCGGCACGCTCCCTGTTGCTAACGGCGGCACAGGCGTGACGTCGTCTACCGGCTCCGGCAACAACGTCCTCTCCACCTCCCCAGTGCTTACCACCCCCAACATCGGCGTGCCCAGTTTTGCTACGCTGACCAACGCCACCGGCCTCCCGCTCAGTACGGGCGTCACCGGCACTCTTCCGGTTAACCGGGGTGGCACAGGCCAAACGACCTACACTGACGGGGAAATCCTGATCGGTAACACGACAGGCAACACGCTCACTAAGGCCACCATTACGGCGGGCTCGGGCGTTGCTGTCACGAGCGGTGCAGGTTCTATCACTATCTCGGCCACGGGTTCGGGCGGCTCGGTTACGAGTGTCAACGCCTCGGGTGGCTCTACGGGTCTTACCTTCTCGGGTGGCCCTGTCACGACTATCGGCACGCTCACTATGGCGGGCACTCTGGCTGTCGCCAACGGCGGCACGGGGCAGACGACCTACACCAACGGCCAACTACTTATCGGTAACACGACGGGTAACACCCTTACCAAGGCTACGCTTACGGCGGGCACCGGGGTTACCATCACCAACGGCACCGGCACGATTACGATCTCTTCGACGAGCACGGGCGGCACCGTTACGAGTATCGATGTTTCCGGGGGTACTACGGGGCTTACGACCTCGGGTGGCCCGGTTACGGGTTCAGGCACCATTACCCTTGCGGGTACTCTGGCTGTGGCTAACGGCGGCACAGGCGTGACGTCCTCGACGGGCTCTGGCAACAACGTCCTCTCCACCTCCCCAGTGCTGACTACCCCCAACATTGGCACGCCGAGCTTCGCTACGCTGACTAACGCCACTGGCCTGCCTATCTCCACGGGCGTCTCCGGTCTGGGGACCAACGTCGCTACCTTCCTCGCTACCCCCACCACGGATAACCTTCGGGTTACACTCACGTCGACCACGGGTACAGGCGCGGCGGTCTTCGCCGCTTCACCGGCACTCACTACCCCCAACATCGGCGTGCCCAGCTTTGCTACGCTGACTAACGCCACTGGCCTTCCTCTGACTACCGGTGTCACCGGCACGCTCCCGGTCGCTAACGGCGGTACTGGGGTTACGGCGTCTACTGGCTCTGGCAATAACGTCCTCTCTACCTCTCCAGTGCTGACTACGCCCAACATCGGCGTGCCCAGCTTCGCTACGCTGACTAACGCTACTGGCCTGCCCATCACCACTGGTGTTTCCGGCCTCGGCGCTAACGTCGCTGCGTTCCTTGCGACCCCCACTTCCGCCAACCTCGCGGACGCAATCGCCAACGAGACGGGCTCCGGCCTTCTGGTCTTCGCCACTTCCCCCACGCTGGTCACACCCCTGCTAGGCACGCCGACTTCCGGTACGCTGACTAACTGCACGGGCTTGCCGATCTCCTCGGGTGTCTCCGGCCTCGGTGCCAACGTCGCTACCTTCCTTGCGACTCCGTCTTCGGCTAACCTCGCCGCTGCGCTCACGGACGAAACCGGCACTGGGGCAGCCGTCTTCGCTACCTCCCCCGTGCTCACCACCCCCAACATAGGCGTCCCGAGCTTCGCTACGCTGACGAACGCCACTGGCCTCCCCCTCACTACCGGTGTGACGGGTACACTCCCTCTTGCCAACGGCGGCACGGGCGGCGCGACCAAAGCCGATGCTCTGTTTGGTCTGGGTATCGCGGCAGTGGCGGTGGCTGCAGGTCGGGCGTCAGCTGGTAGCTGCACCCTGTACGATAATGCAAACATCTCGGCAGTCAGCCGCACCTCCACGGGGGGTATTTACACGGTAGCGTTTACGACCGCGCTGAGTAACTCAAGTTACGCAATTATTATTACGTGCGGCAACATCTCTACGCAAAACAACTACAACGCAATCGGGTCCTACTACGACAAGGCCACTACTGGTTTTTCAATCCGCTTTCAGGCTTCCAATGCTAACGCAAACCAAGGCGCGGTTGATCCTGATCAGTTCTCTATTCAAGTCATCTCGCTCGGGTAGGGGCCTGCATGTCGTTCCTGAAACTCCAGTTCCGCCCCGGAGTTAACCGGGACCAAACCAACTACTCTAGCGAGGGTGGGTGGTACGAGTGCGACAAGATCAGGTTTCGCTCTGGCTACCCGGAAAAGATCG